ATGTGCCAATTGAGGGTTTAGCAAAACACCTTTCTGTAAAGGTAAGCACTATCCGTCAATGGGTAAATAAGGGATACATTCCTAAACGTACGTACATTAAAGTAGGGTATACGTATCGTTTTAATATCCCACAAGTAGTAGATGCACTAAAGAAAGATGTCCTAAAAGAAGATAAACCTGCGGTGGAAACACTCGTCGCAGCAGAAAATAAACCTATCCAGCTAGAGCTGGATTTTGATGATGATCTGTAGGAGATGACTATGGCTGACTTAGCAATATTTGAAAATATGCCAACTGAGTATAAAGATTTACTGTCTCAACTGGAACCAGAAACAAATTTGACCGGAGGCGATTACAGTACAAATCGTCGGTTAAGTATTAGAGGGGGTGTTTTTCGTCAAGTCCTCAATGGGAAAGAAGTTAGCGAACTTGATGCACGCTCCATTAAAGCAGTGGTTGTAAAGTCTGCACCTATTTCACGTATGTACTATGCAACTGCATACGTTGAAGGCGAAGCTAACCCCCCCACTTGTTGGTCACCTGATACTAAAACAGGGCGACCCGCTCCAGATGTAGCCGCTGAAGGCAAACAATCTGAAACTTGTTTTGATTGCAAACAAAACATAAAGGGGTCTGGTCAAGGTGATAGCCGTGCGTGTCGTTACAAGCAATCTATTGCTATCCTCTTAGCTGATAAAGACGAAGAAGATAAATGGGTAATACGCTCCTCCGACGTGTATCAGCTGATGCTCCCAGCGACCAGTGTTTTTGGGGATGATAAGCAGAAGATGTCAATGCAAGCTTACGCCAGACATCTTAACGCAAACCGTGCGCCCCTTGCGTCTATTCTCACAGAGCTACGGTTTGATACCGATAGCTCTACACCAAAGCTTTGTTTTAAGCCTATCCGTGTATTAGAACAAGATGAACTAGCATTAGCGGTTAAAGCGCAACAAGACCCCGATACACTAAAACTTGTTACGCTAACTATAAAACCAAAAGAAGAAGCCTCTCCCCCTCAACTGACCAGTGATAAAAACACTGTTGCACCTTCTTTATTTCAAGAAACTACTGTAGAAGAACCAAAAGTAAAGGTGTCCAAGAAAAAGAAAGTAGAACCAGCTTCTGATATTGACCTTGCCAGTTTGCTTGACGAATTTGATGACTAACCCCTTTTTATTAGTACAGTATAGGTGCTCTCTGAGTACCTGTGTCTCTCTCGTGTGTGTAAATAATGGAAACAAAACAATTTCTAAATACGGTGTTGAGTGATGAAGGTTATTATTGCGTAATAGGAATAAAAAACGGTAGAACAGTACAGAAATTTTATAGCTCGTTAGATTCTATAGCAGAAACAGCAACAAATTTAGATATTGACGGGTGCGATACTTACTTTGCTTTAAGTACATTTACAGAGGATACATCACGCAAAGCAGAAAATGTACGCTACATAAAAGCACTGTTCTTAGATTTAGACTGTGGGCAAGGAAAACCTTATTCAACACAAACAAATGCACTAACTGCACTTAGCGGTTTTTGTAAGCATTACAAACTGCCCACACCAACGATAGCAGTTAATTCAGGGCGTGGGGTTCACATCTATTGGGTACTCACCCGCCCCTGCAGTCGTAAAGAATGGCTCCCTGTAGCTGAAAGGCTAAAAGCAGCCTGTACTAAGTACAAACTTAATGCCGACCCAGTAGTGACTGCTGATGCAGCTCGCATACTACGTATCCCTAACACCCATAATTTCAAGTCATCACCTGCAGCTAACGTAAAAGTAATCTGGAAACTGGACACTACTGTTAAGTTAGAAGCATTTGCTGCTCAGCTTCCCCCTCTTCTGATGCCAGTTATCTCAGCTAAATCCTATTCAGCTGAAGATAAGCAAGACATGAAACAAGCTATGGGGGAAAGCAACTATGTTAAAAAGTTTCCACGCCTTTTAGAGATGACCTTACGTGGAAGTGGGTGTAAGCAAATCCATAAAGCAGTAATGGAGCCAAACACATTAACGTACCCTGAGTGGTTACACGTACTGTCTATTGCTAAACACTGCGATGATGGGGATGAGTGGGCACATAAAATTTCCTGCAAGTATGATGGGTATAATCGAGAAGAAACAACTAATGTAACTGCTTCAATCGAAACCCCCCATTTATGTACTACGTTTGAGAAAGATAATCCCATAGGTTGTAAAGGTTGCCCCCACAAGGGAAAGATAAAAACACCTATTACATTATGTAGAGAAATACGTGAAGCTAAAAGTAATACGGTTGAAGTTACGGAAGGTAAGGCAATTGAACTACCCAAAGCAAAAAAGGTAACAATTCCTGAGTATCCTTATCCTTATTTTCGTGGGGCGAATGGTGGGGTGTATAAACGTGTTAAAGATAAAGAAGGAAATCCAGATGAAGTGTTGATTTATAAACAGGATTTATATTTAGTAGATCGCTTACGCGACCCCCTTGAAGGGCCATGCTATCTATTTCAACACCACACTAAACGAGAAGGCATACAGGAGTTTGTAATTGCTGGTGTAAAACTGTCATCTAAAGAAGAGTTTAGAAAATCTATGGGGATGAATGATATATTCATACTCAATAATTATGCAGATGGGCTTATGAATTATATAGCGCGGTGGATAGAGGAGTTAAAAATTACTCAGGATGAGATCAAGGTAAAAACTCAATTCGGTTGGACAGAAGATCGGAAGTCCTTCGTAATAGGAGACAGAGAAGTTTTTGCAGATAAAATTGTGCCTAATCCCCCTGGAGGTCGTACTGCGCAGTATTTTCCTGCGTTCAGAAAGAAAGGCACCCTAGAAGGCTGGAAGCGCATAACCCAATTCTATAATCGCCCCAACTTTGGGGAACATCAGTTCATGTTTGCGCTGTCTTTTGGCTCTCCTCTTATGGAGTTTGTTCCTAATATAGCGGGGTCTATTTTTCACCTGACCAGTTCAGAATCTGGTTTTGGTAAGACTACTGGACAGTGGGGCGGTGCATCTGTATGGGGTAACCACAAGAAGCTTGTACTAAAGGGAAAAGATACTGGTAACTCGGTATGGAATCGCGCAGAGATTTACAAAAACATTGTTCTCTATATAGATGAACTATCCAATTACCCCCCTAAAGACGCAAGTGATTTTGCTTATGCAGTAAGTGATGGAGAGCAACGGAACCGTCAGTCCAACACAGGGCAAAACTTAGAACGTATGCGTGGAGAAGAGTGGAGTTTGCTTTGTGGCACTTCTGCAAATATGAGCCTACTCGATAAAATGAGCGAGTACCGTGCTTTACCCAAAGGGGAAGCACAACGTGTTATGGAAGCTACTGTAAAACAACTACTCTTTACCCGAGAAGAAGCCTCATTAGCGCGTGCTTTAAATGATGACTTGGTAAGTAACTACGGGCATGCTGGGGAAATATACATACAACATATAATACAAAGTAAAGAAGTGGTAGAAAAGCTGGTAAAAAAGAACATAGAAAGGATTATTATGGATGCGGATTTAACCCCGCAAAATCGTTTTTGGTCAGCTCAATCAGGGGTCACCTATACAGGAGCTATCATAGCCCAACATCTTGGTTTAATTGATTGGGATTTAGATGCTTTTTACAGGTGGATTATCAAAAAACTTAAGAGGCTAAAAGTCGATATGAAAGAAATGACTATTGATATTGGTGACATGATTGGACAGTTCTACAGTGACTACCCTCGCGGCATTCTACGCATAAAAAGTAGTGGAGACACACTGCCAAATGGCGATACTGAACATATGGTGTTGCCAGATGCACAGCCTCTTTACAGGTGGGTAGCACGCCATGAATACGATATAAACAAACTTTATGTCTTACCTAAACCCTTTAAAGAGTGGTGTGTTAGGCAGGGGCATCATTATGGTGCCATTAGGGATTTGATAATTAAAGAATTGAACGGAAAGGCCACTACGATGCGATTAGGGCGCGGTACTAAAATAAGCCTACCACCCCAGCGCGTACTGGAGATGTCGTGGAGTTATGATGAGTTTACAGCCAAGCAGCAGGAAGTCGCTGATCTAATAACAGTAGAAGATAATGACACGGGTAAGACTGACTGATATATCCCCAGACGGGATACGCATAGTTATTGATTGGGATAAGTTTGTTCCCGG